TATATCGCAGGCCCGAATATCCCGATTGTTCCCGTCTATGGCAACCGTGCCTTTGTGGACGGCATGGAACGCTTTTGGGGTTATGTGCAACCGCGCATGGACATTCAACGGCTCTACAATTCGTCTGTGTCGCGCCTTGCTGAAATTAACGCAACGTCACCGGCAGAAAAGCCGATCTTCACGCCTGAACAAGTTGAGGGCCATCAGGACACATGGTCGCGCCAACATATTGACCGGCTAGCCTATGCGCTGATTAACCCTCTTGTTGACCCTAATACCGGCGCAATCGTGACAACAGGGCCGCTTGGCTATATCAAGCCGCCTGAAGTTAGCCCTGTGCAAGCCGCGTTGCTGCAAATTGCCAACAATGACTTGCTTGAAGACGACCAAGACGGCGCTGACACGGTAAAGGCCAATGTATCGGCTGAAGCAATGGACATTGCCGCTATGCGCGTTGACGCAAAGTCCGGCGTGTATCTCGACAACATGCGGCAATCTGTGCAGCGTGAAGGCGAAATTTACGTTGGTATGGCGTCCGAGGTTTACTACGAGCAAGGCCGTGAAGTTAATACCATGTCTGAAGACGGTGACGATGGACAGGCTGTTCTTGTCGAGAATGTCACAGACGACCAAGGCAATAGAACGCGCCATGATTTAACGCGGGGCCGGTATAAGGTTATCGCCAGTGTAGCGGAAGCCACAGCAACGCGCCGTGACAAGACCGTTCGGGCATCGCTGAACATTGCAGAAATATCTTTGAAGGCTGGCGATACCGAAATGGCGCAAGCCGCCATTGTGACAGCAATCAGCAATTCAGATGGCGAGGGCATTAACGACCTGAAGGCGTTTGCGCGCAAGAAGGGGCTGAACATAGGCTTGTTTGAACCCAATGAAGAAGAACAAGCTGAAGCCGCCAAAGCACAGGAAGGCGCGCAGCCAGACCCGACTACGGAACTTGTAGGGGCCCAGACACAGGACTTGCTTGCATCAGCGGGTAAGAAAGCAGCGGAAACCGAAAAGGTTCAGGCGCAGACCGCTGAAATTCTCGATAACATCATGGCACCGAAAGTAATTCGAATGGGCAATCCAGCCCGTTGATGGCCCCCTGCTAGCCTATAGCAGAGAATGGAGTGAGTATGAGTTACGATGATGACGTCTTAGACGTTGAGGATATTGTTGCGGATGAAATTGATGAAGCCGCCGCAAGTCCGCCAGATGATGAAGAATTGACATTTGGCGACGAGCCTGAATCCAGTTCTATTACTGAAATTCGCAACTTCGCAAAGGACAAGGCCAAAGAGGCTGCAATCCTGAAGCGCCGCGTTGCTGAATTGGAAGAAGTAACCCGCCCGCAGCCTGTTGACGTTGGACCCAAGCCAAAGCGCGAAGAGTTCGACTATGACGATGACGCTTATGATGCGGCTGTTGACGAATGGCATGAAAAGAAGGCGCTGGCACAGCAACAGAACGCAACCATTGCCAAGCCCGATGAAGAATTGCAGCAGCGGTTTCAGCAAAAGGTTGAGACGTTCCGCACAGGCGTTGCATCGCTGGCTTATGATGACGCGCAAGACAAGGTTGACGGCGCACTTGCCGCTTTGAACCCTGCGCAGCAGTCTGCGATCATTAAGGCTGTGCAAGACCCGGCAAAGTTTATTTATGCCTTAGGGCGCAATCCCGAAAAGCTGTCCGAATTGGCAGACAAGAATGACTTGGTGGAGTTTATCGCCGAGGTTGTGAGATTGGAAAGCAACATGACAACACGCAAGAAAGCGGCGCTTGATACACCTGTGGCTGGCAATGCGGCGGTATCACATACGGCTGCTAGTAAANTTGAAAGGCAGCTTGAAGAAGAGGCGGAGCGCACAAAAGACCGCACAAAGTTAATCCAATGGCGCAAAGAACAGCGCGCAAAGGCCGCGTAAGACGCAACCAAGACAAAGCGAGTGTTGCCTTCCATAAGTGCGACACTCGCCGCATTCCAGCGACCTCCGGCTGAAACGGGAGAGCCAAGGCGAGTTTGGCTCAATAGTTTCAACGGAGTATTTTTATGCCTAGTTCATTTACAAAACAGGAAATGGTAGCCTTTGACCGTCTGGTTGAGGGTTTCGACGATGGCCTTGTTATCGCAAAGGGAGCGACCACCTTCACGGAAGGTAACGCGCAAGACCAAGACCGCGCTCGTGATGAGTTTTGGATTCCAGCACCTATGATTGGTTCGTCTTGGGACGGCTCTGATGCTACCGGTCACTTTGGTGATGTGCATGGCCTTTCCGTTCCGGTCAACGTTGGTAACTGGAAGCACAGTTCAAAGGCGTTTTCTGCAACACAGCTTCGCAATCAGTTCACCATCGACATGTGGGAAAAGTCTGCGCGCCAAAAACTGCAAAGTGACGTCAACTTGTCGGTATTTAATACTGTCGCATTGCAGGGCGGTATTTTCTCAAAGCGCGCAGGTGTCGCCTCTGGCTATGATGATGTTGCGGACCTGAAGACGCGCATGACCCGTGTAGGTATTGGGAATGGTGACCGTCTGGCGTTTTATGAATCTGAAGCCTCTGGTTTGATGGCAAAAGACCTTGCGCAACGTGCTACCGATAATGATCGGGACCATAAAGCATACCGTAAAGGTTTGGTTGCCAGCAATATTGCAGGCTTTGATGTTTATGAAAATGACCTGACAATCCTGAAAGCAGCCGCTGCTGGTGGTGTTACCACTGTTAACGGCGCAAACCAGCGGACTGTCCCGAATGCGACTGTGACCACGGCAAGCGGTGAGTTGAATCGGGATAACCGCTACACTGACCTTGTTGTGACTTCAGCAAACTACGCTGGCATTGCAATTGGCGATGCTTTCACCATTGGTTCGGCAGGGACTGCGGTTAATGAACTCCACCTCATCACCAAGCAGAACACTGGCAAGCAGAAAACCTTCCGTGTTGTGGGTAAGCCAGCGGCTAACACCATTCGGGTATATCCTGCTATCGTGGATGCTGCTGAAGGCTCCGACGCTTCGAAGGAATATGCGAACGTTTCGCAGACTCCCGGCAACGGTGCAACCATCAACTGGCTTAACACTGTGGCGGGTGCAATTAACCCGTTCTTTAAACGTGAATCGGTCCTGTTGATTCCCGGCACGTTTGAAGTTGAAAATGGTTCGGGTGTCATTTCTACATCCGCAACTACAGACCTCGGTGTGCAAATTACCTACACCAAGCAAACCAATATCAACACGCTGTTGTCGTCTTGCCGTTTCGATTTGCGTTGGGGGACAGCCCTAACCAATCCCGAATTGGCTGGTGCGCAGATGTTCAGCCAGACCTAATGAAGTTGGCGGGGGTTTCGGCTCCCGCCTTCATCTAAACTTTGTCTGCAAGGTTTTGGTGAAGGGACAACAATGACAACCTTAGCGCCCATTGCCTATGGCGGACGGACCAAGAAAGCCTTTATCGAAATGGCTTTTGAGGAATTGACGCTTTCAGGGTTTGAGTTCGATCTGAACACTGAAGAAGTGCATAAGGCTTTGCGCCGGTTGAACGTCATGATGGCAGAGCCGCCGTTCGACCAGATGGGCTATAATTTCCCGATGGAAGAGGATGGTTCGCCTGCTGAAGCTTCAGGCATAACAGCGGCGGACACGCAAGGGATAGTCATGTGCCTTGCGGTGCGGCTTGCTCCGATGATTGGCAAAACGCTTTCTGTTGAGTTTCGTTCGGCGGCCAACAAGTCGATGGCACAATTGCGCGCCAAATATGCGACTATCCCTGTGCTGGATTATGCACCTTTGACGATACGCGGCGCGGGTTCGAAAAGCCATTATGGTGTCTATTTCCCATCTGCATTTGATGAGGAAGCTATTGCGACTGATAGCGACCCCGGCGATCTGGAAAGCCTGACGGGGGCATGATGGTTGACCCCACTTCCAAACGGCAACCAACATTAGCGGACAGACTGATAGGGTTAGCCCGTTCGGTTGGCCGTATAAATGCGCGTGTCGAGACGTTGGAAGCAAGGCCGGTCACTACAGGCGCGGCCACCCTCTATATCCAGCCCACACAGCCCGCGATGGAGGCGGGAAAGCCGTGGCAGTGGTGGAAGACTGTTGACGGTGCGCTTTCGCAGTTTTTCGTTTTTGATGGGGTTCTATAATGGCGCTA